ATTTCGTGTTCTAGCGTAATCCAGTAAACCACCTAAACCGCCTCGCGGTTTTGATGGATTTACTTGCTCTTGAATGATTTCTTCAGGTTTTTTTATCATGCTTTATCCCATCATTCCCGCACCAAGTTGTAGATAATTAAACAATCCTGGTTTCATAGAGTTAGTTTGTGATTGTGGTACTGGTGTAACACCAAGTGCAGCAAGTGGTGCATTTAGTGCCGCCGTTGGCGCACCAGTATAACCTGCATACTGCTGTTTAGCTGCATCAATAAGTGCTTGCTGTATGCCCTGCTGTAGTAGACCTTGTTGTGATTGTTGCTGTTGTATTGCTTGGCCTGTACCAAATGCTTGCTGACCTAATGCACCCATTTGAGCCGCAGCTCCAAGTCTTTGCTGGTTAGCTTGTGCCGCAGCAGCTTGATTAGCTAATTGAGCTGACATGGTTTGCGTTGCACCAAACTGGCCTGCTTGATTCAATGCTGCTTGATTAGCCAATGACATTTGGTTTGCCGCAGTTGACCCAAACTGTGCTGCTTGGTTTTGCGCCGCCATATTAGCTGCTGCAGCCTGGTTAGCCGCAGATGATCCAAATTGAGCTGCTTGGTTTTGCGCCGCTGCCGCTTGTTGAGCCGCTACGTTTTGCGCGCTTGCTCCAAATTGGCCTGCTTGATTTAATGCCGCTTGGTTAGCAAGGTTTGATTGTTGCCCAAAGCCAGCAGTTGTTGTGCCTGCCGCTAAGTTGGCTTGCTGATTAGCAAGTGCTGCTTGTTGAGCTGTGCCTATATCTTGCAGTGCCATTTGTTGTGCTTGTGTATATCCAGCCTGGCGTAAACCTGATGCTGTCCTTGCCGCTTGCTCTGCAAATGCTCTATTTGTTTCAGCTTCGGCAATGCCTTGACGTGATCCGCCATATGCATTTGCGGCTGTTGCTTGAGCGCCTAATTGGTTTTGTGCAAGTTTACGTGATCTTTCAATATCACCTAATGCTTGATCTACAACTTGGCTCTCAAATGGGTTTGTGTAAGCTCCCAGATTAGTACTTGCAAGTTGCCCAGCTTGCACATTCTGCGCTAATACTGTTGGAGATGTTCCAATTGTAGAAGCGCCATATCCAGTAGCGGTTGGCCCTGTTGATGCATAGCCTTGGCTTGTCATTGCACTTGGCCTATACCCAGAAGCTTGTGCTGTTTGAGCTTGATAGTTTACTGGCTGCACAGCTTGCGGTCTAAAGCCCATTGCTTGCTGTGTACCTAACATTGCTTGTTGTAGGCCGCCAGCCGCAGCTTGGTTTACGTTAAAGTTACCTTGTGGGGCTAATGAGCTTGGTGCTTGAGCTGGTGCTGCTATTGGTGAGTATTGTGTACCTGGAGCTGGGGCTGGAGTTGGCCTTGGAACTTCACCATTTCCACCGCCTTTGCCACCAGACATTGGTGGGCTTGGTAATGGAGTAATATCACTTACGCCTGTTACGGGCATTCCGTCTTTGCCAAACCCTGCCTGAAATTGCGGCTCACTACCACCCCTTCTCATTAAAGGAGCTTGCCCGCCCATTGGTCTTATTTGTCCACCACCAGCCATGTTATGCTTCCTTCTTATTGTTACGCGGTGTAAATATTCTATTCACTGCGTATGATAGTGGTTCACCAATTGCCATAATTAGTTTACCAAATATATTTCTCTTATATTTCTTTGGCTTCATAATGTGAGCCATTTCTTCTGCCCATGCTTCAACTACAGGCCACACGACTGCGCGTGCTGCTTTAGATATTAAATTATCTTTTTGTATAAAGTTGGCAATTGGAGTAGCCCACATGCGATAACCATGAATTAACTCTGGGTCATGCCTGTATAACTTAACGCCATAACGACGATCTAATGAATATATTTCTCTGGGTAAGTAACCCATATCGCAGTATGCAGTGCAAAGAACTGTGCCGCCACCGCCTCCAGCCGAATTACTTGACTTAGAGCCACCACTACTTCCAGTGTAACCTTGCGAACCTTTTCTATCCGCTACACTTGTGTAAGTATTAGAACCAACCCCAGCTCTTGTTGCTGCAGCTTTCTCCATTAACTGCGCTCTATTTGCTGCGTCTTGATCTTTCTGCGCTTGGTTCTGCCTGTCTCTTTGAGCCGCAGCTGCTTGAGCTGCTTGAGCATCTCTAATCGCTTGTTCCCTTGCTGCTTGTGCTTCAGCTGCTTTTCTTGCATTTTCGGCTTGCGCTATAGCGGCTTCTCTAGCGGCTCTTTCAGTAGCTATTCTTTGTGCTTCCGCCGCTTCTCTTTGCGCAACTACATCTGGCGTATTGTAATTAGTAAATCCAGCCATATCACCAACTGCGCCAGCAACGTCACCAATAACTCCGAAGTTACCCTGACCATCCGTGCCACGTCCGCTAAATATTCCATAATCTCCAGCTTTTCTTTCAATCTGATCTGTATAACCAGCAGCGGCGGCTAGTGCTGGATCTACTTCACCAACATCATAACCCATTGAAACTATAGAAGTTGTGTTGGGGTTTTGGAAGCTTGCGTCAAGATCATCTTTTGGCCTTGGAGCTACCACGTTTTGAACTAATCCTAAAATGCCTGGTGCTGTAAATCCTTGAGACTCATCATACGTTGCATAGTTAGTGCCGGCAGTTGTTGAGCCAATTTCAAAAGGGGATGCAGAATATGTTGTCCCTGTAAAGTTAGGGTCATAGCTTGGGTCTAACGTACCTACAACTTGACCATTTGATGCAGTAAATCCATCTGTGTAATCAATATCAGGATTGACTGATTGTTTTGCCATTTGGTCTAACAGTCTTTGATAATTATCATCACTTCTCTTTTCACGGCGCAATGCTTCCATTCTTGCAGCTTCCGCAGCTTGTCGTTGTGCTTCCGCATTTGTGTTATAATCATTATAATTTATTGGCATAGGCGCATTTGAACCATAACCACCAGAATATGGATCAATAAAAAAACTATCCATGTAAGATTTTTGTGCTGGTCTTTGTCTTGCAAGCTCATCTAGTGATTGTTGATATATTGGAGCTGATGAGTAACCACTTAGGCCTCCAGCATATTGCGTAGGCGCTCCCATACCGCCCATTATATCTTGCTGGCTTGTTGGCGCAGCCATTCCAAATGCGCCCGCAACATCAGCCGTATTCTGGAATGATGCTTGTTGCATTGGAGTAAATGCAGCTACGTCTGGGCCATAGTATGGAACATAACCAAGCTGTGAAATGCGTTCAGCTTTATTTAAGTTACGCTGCGCCGCTTTTTCAATGTATTCTGGTATTTCAACACTTGATGTTGTTGATCCGCCTTTTCCGCCTGACATTACTCAAACTCCTTAATATACGACGAGTGTAACTGATCCCAGCCATGCTTCGCCAATGGTTTTTTCCAGCCTACACGCCCCGTCATGGTTAGTGCTGTGCATCCTTGCGCTTTAGCCCACTGTATCACATCTTGGTGCATATCCAAAATCTGATCTAGTTCACCCCCGCCAAGGAACACGTTTAACATTCTTTTACGTGGATATACCACAATTTCTGTTACTATGCACCCCTTTGGCGTAGGCCACAACTGCATAGTACCTTTATATATTCCTTCAGCAACATCAATAAAGTCATGCGTGCCACCTGAATATTCTAAGGCAGCTTCAATCCAAGGTCTGCATCTCTCTAATTCTTCATTCATGCGTGCGTCCTCGTTATTGATAATGTTGAGGATGGTATTGATGGAACGGGTGACGATGCTGGAGTGTAATTTAAAAAGCCACTTGTGCTATCCATCATATAATTTACTTCTAAATAATCTCCAGCCGACACAGTAAATATCTGCGTTCTGGATGTAACGACTGTAGCATTATTCTGATGTAGCGCAGTTGTCATAGCTCCATTAACATTATTTCCATTAATAGTAGGCCAAAAGTAAAAATGCACTGTGCTTGAGCTTGTTGATGATATTTGCGCTGAAAATGATAATACATATTCTCCAGCCTCTTCAAATACAATTCTACTTGCTGGCGTACCTTGTGTAATCTTTGAGTTGCCAGATGGTGCGTCATAGGTCATCTTGTATGCCGTATTTGCTAAAGCTGGTGTAACGTCTGATGTTTTAATAAAGTTAGCGTGTCCACCCTCCATTACGATTTGTCGCCATTCTCCACCTTCACTTACGACAGGATATTTATACACCCTATCCCACATAAGCGTTCCGTCATCTGCTGCGTTTTCGCTACCAGTTTGTTGGACAAGGGGTGATCTTGTTTGTGACATAAACTGCATGAGGCGTCTGCCCCATGTTTTCCAATCATCGCCGTATGGTTCTGGTGGCCTTTGCTGTTGCGTCATCTTCTACCGCCTGCAACAACATCTAATCTATTTACGCCAACACGCCAATCGCCCAATTCAACTGCGCTTACACGCATTCTCATTTGGCGACCTGTAAATCTTAATGAGGTTGGTGTGGACATAGAGTATGGGCCATAATCACGTTCTGTACCATTGGGATAAAATCGTGTTTTAAATGTTACGTTTACGTCACCTTGCGTTCTTTCATCTGGTAGCATTTCAGTTACACATGCAACTGTATCGCCAGACCCAAGCATAATAGGGCCAGTTTCAGCAAATGGCGTTAGTGAACCATAATCATAACCAATTTCATGCTCGTATATTTTATAATTATCTGCATCTGCCCAAATAGGCTTTCTAAATGCACCTGCGTCAACTCCAGCAGTTCTTGCTAATTCACCTATGTACCATGTGTTTTCTATATAGTTGTAAACAACATAGCGGTTATTTTCCGTTGATTCTGATGATGGGTAAAACCAAAATATCTCACCAAAGTTGCTATTGGTTACAGCAAATGCCTTGCTTGCTTGCGCTCGATTCATATCACTAAAGACATAATCTGAAACTTCACTTTGCACCTCTTGCACAGAACCACCTGTATATGAATAAAACGCATGTGCGCCCATCCAGAATGCACCAATATCTACAGCCGCCACAGCTTTATTTGCGGCTAATCCACATGATGAACCAACACGCTCAATACCATAAACATATGGTGGGCCTATGTAGTTTGCTACATGTGCATCTGTGCTGGTTAAGATTAGAGTTTGGCCTCGTACTTTAATGCCTGCCATAATTTGACCGCTTGTGTTTAACTCTAAGTCACCAGACTCATTTGTAGCGGCAGGTATCCATAGGTTATTATTTTCTCGGTCTGACCATTGCACTTTGCGCGGGTTTCCACCCGCACCAAGAGCAAATAAGAAACGCTCTTCTGTTACCACCAATGATCTATTGTTTGTAGGCGCATTAGATAAAACTGCGGCTGGTGTGCCTGTTGCTAATGACCATTCGTATATTTTACCATCATCTTCAGTACACGCTACAAGGTTTTCACCCCATGTATCTAATGCCCAAGATGTTGCTGGCTGTATTCTTACTGTGTCTGGACGTTCTATACCATATGCGTAGCTGCCATAAAAACTACCGCCATATCCTGTAAAAGCAAGTGCATCATCTCTGCCCGCAGTAAATGACGCTGGAGTTATATCGTGTCTAACGCCTGCTGGTGTCCAAACATATAGTTTATTATATGTACCGCCAGTTATCCATCTGTCATTGCTATTATCTATCCAGGATAACATGCCACGCACTGGAGCTGCGGCTGCGTTATCTGAACGTGTTCGCCAGCCACCCATTGGGCGCATAGTATTATCTATCCATCGAATTAAATTAGCATCACGCCAACGACCATTTGACTGTAGGTCAGTTCCGTTTCGGTAAACTCCAGAAGGAATATCTAGTGGAATAAGTGGCATATAGACCTCATGGCGTTGAACTTGTTGGACTATAACACATTTTGCAGTAAAATAACAACAGGAGTAATACTAGTTACCCCTGTTGCATATATTTGTTTATTCTTCAGCTTCTTCAGCTTCAATTATTGCCTCATCTAATGATACACGTAGCATCTTTGTGAAAGCATCTCTGCCTACTTTGAGTTGGTCTAAGTTAAACTCTGCTGATCCAATCTTCTGCTGCAAAGAATTGATATGATTAATCATAACCTTCTGCGCATCAGTTAGTTGGTCTTCAGTGTAGTCTTTGTCATCAATCGTAATAACCTTTTTATCTTCAGCCATTTTGATCTCCTATAGTTTAAGTTAAAATTACCAAGGCATCCCAGATGAGGATGTTGGGTTTGCAAGTTCAGCTATCTTAGCATCGTTTGCCGCTTCAGTATCAGCTTGCACAACTTGTTCGTAAACCCAAGCTAATACATTTGCTTCTGTTAGATCAGCGTAAGGGATGTAATCATCGTCTGATGGCACACCTGTATGAGATGTAGTTCCGTATGCTGATGCAGTGTTTGTTCCATCTGTGCTTTCGCAACGCCAGTGTGCTATTGTTACTGAATCATCAGATGTGTTTCGCTCTAGGTTAGCGATAGACCATGTGTGTGTGTTTGGCATAACAGCCTCCTTTTATATTTCTTGTGCATCCATTGCAGTCTGGTATGCAGTCTTCACTGCGTCTGTCCAAACAGCATTGCATATTGCTTGTACTTCTGTGGACTGACCTGAGATGTCAGTGTCACCCCATGTATCACCTGATTTAGTTGAGCAAGATAAGACGTGACGTGAGAATGCTCTGCTGATCTCTGTGCCATCTCTAGCTATCACAGTAGCTGTACGAACTTGCACATGCTTGTGATCTCCTACGACTTCAATCTTATCTTCTACTTGTGTTTCTGTTAGTGCCATATTGGCCTCCTTTGTTTATCGTGGCGTGATTGCCACCTGTCCGACCCAAAGCTATGCGGTGGGTTATAATGTTGTTTCAAACTGCCCTGATATATAAACTCTTGTTCCAATTTTAAGTAGGTTTGTTTTGTAATAAGGATTTCCACCCGTAGAACTTGCGCGAACATACGAGTCGTGTTGCATAAGCATCATCCCGTTAAACGGGGTCGGAACATTATTACCAGTTGCAGAAGCATTCATGCTATCAAAACCCATATGTATTCTGTATGTGCCGCTAGTTACGCTAAAGGGTAAGCCAGACAGTGTTAATGGGTTTACGCCAGCACCATTAGCATCACATACTACCTCCCCCCATACCTGAACAGTCCTACCAATTTTAGTATATGTACCAGTTCCAGCCGATTGTTC